TACGACGTATTGAGGACTTTTTCGTATTTAGGAGAGTTTGATGGCCGAGATTCGTAACGGGTTCAAGGGCAGTTTGATGGAGCGCAACGTTCCGTCGCAACTTTCCGAAGACGATTTGGCGGCGGAGATGGAGGTCGAGCTTCCCGGCGCGCGGGACGCGGGCTTTGGGATTGATTTCCCGGAAGGCGGCAACAACGTGCGTGCGATGGTGGACGCGCGTGGGGTTGGGGAAATTGAGATTACGCCCACGGAAGACGGTGGGGTAGAGATTGATTTTGAGCCGTCTGACAAGCGCGGGGAGAACGAGGATTTTTACGCCAATTTGGCGGAAGAGATTCCGGACCGCGAGTTGGGTCGGATTGCCAGCGAGTTGATGTCCGAGTTTGACGCGAACAAGTCGAGCCGTCAGGAATGGGAAGACGCGTACGCGAGTGGTTTGGAGCTGCTGGGGTTCACGTACGAAGAGCGTACGCAGCCATTCCGTGGGGCGTCAGGCGTAACGCATCCGCTTTTGGCTGAAGCGGCGACGCAATTTCAGGCGCAGGCGTTTAACGAACTGCTTCCGCCGAGTGGTCCGGTTCGTACGGTGGTCATGGGCCGTGAGACGCGGGAGAAGCTCGCGCAATCGCAGCGTGTACAGAGTTTCATGAACTACTACATCACGAACGTGATGGAAGAGTACACGCCGGACATGGATCAGATGTTGTTTTATCTGCCGCTGGCGGGATCCACGTTCAAGAAGACGTATTACGACGAGACGTTGGGCCGTGCGGTATCGCGGTTTGTTCCTGCTGAGAACCTTGTGGTTCCTTATGAGACTTCGGATTTGGAGACGTGTCCGAACATCACGCAGGTTGTTCGGATGTCGGTTAACGATTTGCGTAAGCGGCAGCTTGCTGGGGTGTATCTGGATGTTCCGGTACTTCCTTCGCAGAAGGATTTGACCGAGATCGAGGAGAAGATCAACCAGATCGACGGGTTGGAGCCGAGTCAGATTGACTATGATTGCACCATTCTGGAGTGCCATGTCGATTTGGATCTGGAAGGTTACGAGGATTTAGACGAGGACGGGGAGCCGACGGGGATTCGGATTCCGTACATTGTCACGTTGTCCGAGGACAACGGTCAGGTATTGTCGATTCGTCGCAACTATCGCGAAGACGACAAGCTTCGCAAGAAGATCCAATACTTTACGCATTACAAATTCCTGCCGGGATTTGGCTTCTACGGTTTGGGTCTGATTCACACGATTGGCGGGTTGTCGCGGACCGCGACTTCTGCGCTGCGGCAGTTGATTGATGCGGGCACGTTGTCGAACCTTCCGGCGGGATTCAAGGCCCGCGGCCTACGGATCAGGGACGACGATGATCCTTTGCAGCCCGGGGAGTTCCGGGACGTGGATGCGCCCGGGGGTGCGATTCGCGACAGTTTGATGCCGTTGCCGTTCAAGGGACCGGATCAGACGTTGTTTAATTTGTTGGGTTTTGTGGTACAGGCGGGTCAGCGGTTTGCGACGATTACGGACCTCAAGGTAGGGGACGGGAATCAGCAAGCGGCGGTAGGCACGACGATTGCGATGATGGAACAGGGCTCGCGGGTCATGAGTGCGGTGCATAAGCGCCTGCACTATGCGATGCGGCAAGAGTTCAAGATTCTGGCGCGCGTGATGGCGGAGAGTTTGCCGCAGGAGTATCCGTACTCGGTTCCGGGCGGTGATCAGACGATCATGGCGGCGGATTTCGATGATCGGGTGGACGTGATTCCGGTCAGCAATCCGAACATTTTTAGTCAGTCTCAGCGGATTATGCTGGCACAGACTAAGTTGCAGCTTGCGTCGCAGGCCCCGGAGCTTCACAACCTGCACGAAGTGTTTCGTGACATGTACGAGGCGTTGGGGGTTACGGACGTAGATCGGTTGATGAAAGCGGTTCCGGCGCAGACTCCGGAGCCGTTGGATCCGGCGCAGGAGAACATCAACGCGTTGGACATGTTGCCTTTGAAGGCCTTTGAAGGTCAGAACCATCAAGCGCACATCATGGCGCACTTGGTCTTTGGGTCGAGTCCGATGGTGGGTCAGATGCCTCCGTTGGCGATTGCTTTGCAGAAGCACGTCATGGAGCACATTCAGATTGCGGCACGCGAACAAGCGGCGGTGCAGTATTTGCAGCAGGTTCAACAGAGCGGTGGTCGTCCGGCGGACGATGATCAGATGCTGCAGATTGAACAGCTTACGGCGCAGCTTGTGGCGGAAGGTATGCAGCAGGTCAAGGATCTTTCTGCGCAGCTTAGCGGAGCGGGCGCTCCGGATCCGTTGGTTCAGCTCAAGGAGCAGGAACTGCAGCTTAAAGCGCAATCGGATCAGGCGGATAATCAGATTGATCAGTCCAAGGTACAATTGGATCAGCAGAGTTTGCAGATGCGGGCACGTCAATTTGAGGAAAGGTTGGCTTCGCAAGAGCGCCAGACGGCAGCTCGTATTGATTCTGCGATGCAGCGTGAGCTAGTTAAGCAACGTAACGGAGGGTTCCCTCAATGAAAGGCGGAAAAGTTAAGGTAAATGGGTCGGCTCCTCGTAGCACCCCGCAAGCCGTCAAGATTGGCGGTCTCAAGTCAGCTCCTATGGCGGGCGACAAGATGACGCGTAGGACGTGTCGGGGTGGTGGAGCGGCGCTTAAGGGGACGAAATACATGGGTTGCTAACCATGATTCCAAACTTTTCGCTAAATTTGCCTAATTTTTCTACGCTGAAAAGCATAGCGCCGCCTACTCCGGCGGAGTTGTTGGCAATTCAGCAGGAGCAGGAACGCAAACGGTTAGCGGAAGAAACGGAGAAACAACGGATCGCCGCCGCGCAGCAAGCCGCCGCGCAACCCGCTGCTGCGCAACCCGCTGCTGCGCAACCCGCTGCTGCGCAACCCGCTGCCGCGCAACCCGCTGCCGCGCAACCCGCTGCCGCGCAGCAACCTCAACCAGCACGTGGACAATCGGAAAATACGGCGAGTGGTCGCGGTCTGGTTGGGAACAATGTGCCAAATCCTGCGGCATATGGCGGAGTCACAGTATTGCCTGATGGCACTTCCGTAGACATGGGGGCTGTTTTACAAGGTATCGAGAGTCTTTCGCCTAACTACGCAATGACGGCGGATTACACCACCCCAACTGGAAGTGGTTCTGCCTCGCCTGCCGCCGCTTCCTACGTAGTAAACCCACAGAACAACTTGGTGGGGGCCACTGATATTTTTAATGGCACTACCTATGCAGCTCCGCTATCCACTCCGGGTAAAACGCGTGTTGGTTACAGCGAGATGCTTCAACTAAACCAAACCCCGGGCTATGTTGCGACTAACCGACCAGAACAGATCGGAAATCTTTATCTCCCTTTCCGACCGTCAGGAGAGGGGGCGCAGGTAGCCAATGATATAAAAACATGGTACGAGTATTACTCGGACAACGAAGATCTAAGAAAGTACCTGTCCGCGGACGAGCAAACAGAACTTGCTTGGTTGGATTATAGAAATAAAAGATATGACCAGCGGGAATTTACTGACGAGATAAACAATATTCGATCACAGTTTAACCTACCGCAAAGGGTAGCTTTCGGGGACTTTGAAGCCCACTTCTCCTACGGCACCAAAAGGAAGAAGTATTCCGATAATCCGTATACCGACCTTCAAAAATACGGTCCCTCAATTGGAGGGTACTGGAACCCTGAAAATGATCCCAGTGAGTTCCAACAGGTAATGTCTAATCCGGTGGTTAACGCGGCCCTCACGGCGGCGGGCTCGTATTTTGGTGGTCCTTGGGGAGCCGCTCTCGCTTCTGGGGCTACTACACGAGCTTCTGGGGCGGATTGGGGGGATGCCCTTAAAGCCGCAGCGATTGCTGGGGGTAGTGCTTATCTTGCGGACGCTAGCGCTTTTGCGGGAACACCCTCATCCTCCACGCCTTTTTTAGGAACAGCGCTTGGTCAAGGCGTAGGTAGAGCGGGCCTTACTTTAGCTGCTGGCGGAGACATGACAGACGCTTTGACCGCGGGTGTTCTTGGATACGGAATGGCCCCCGGAGGTTTCATTAGCGATGCGTTTGGTGGAACTCTCAGCTCCTTAACGCCGAGGGAGCAAGCGGCCCTTAGTACGTTTATGTCCACCACAGGCACAGCGGGCTACGGTGCTGCTGAACGAGCGGAGGAAAGGGCCGAAAGGGGAACGGGCACAGGCACCGGAACGGGCACAGGCACCGGAACGGGCACAGGCACCGGAACGGGCACAGGCACCGGAACGGGCACAGGCACCGGAACGGGATCCGTAGCGGGAGCGCCAAACACAGTGCCCGGTAATTACGTTGTCGGAGATTTAACCCCCACTGCTACTACCGGTAACACCGGGCGGGGTGGAGAAGTAGCAACCGTGTTCGGCTTGCGCAGAAATTTACCGCCACCGGCAGCCCCCCAAGATAATCCGTTTCTTCGTCCGGAAGGGCTAGCGTCATTAGCCCCATTCAATGGCGGATAACATCAACGATGAAAAAAAACTGGGACCAATGTTTAGCGTTTTTGCTTAAACACGAAGGGGGTTTTGTAAAACACCCCAGAGATCCCGGCGGGATGACGAACCTTGGGGTTACCAAGGCCGTCTATGAAGCATGGATCCAGCGCCCCGTTAGCGAACAGGAGATGCGCTCGTTAAGCGTGTCCGACGTTTCTCCGCTGTATAAGACGGAATATTGGGACAAGCTCCGAGGGGATGAATTGCCTTCTGGCGTGGACTGGGCATGCTTTGACTGGGCGGTGAACTCCGGCGTTTCGCGGGTAGCCCGGGCGTTGCAAAAGGAGGTCGGCGCGGCACAAGACGGCGTGATCGGGCCAAAAACAACACAGCTTGTTAGTAAAAAGCCAGCAAAGATTCTGGTTGAAGACCTGTACGAACAGCGACAAGCGTTTTACGAGAGTTTGAAAACGTTTTCAACGTTCGGTCGTGGGTGGACTCGCCGAAACCTCGAAACACTTCAACAGGCCTTGCTCTTGGCCGAGTAAGCAGCCTCTTCCCTAGCGTCGGATGTATACGATCTGCTAGGATACTATCGGACGATGTTCGATAATATGCGAGGATTTAGTGGATGAAATAAGGATTGCTGAGGCCGTGTTTCGCATTTTGCGAGACCGTCGCCAAGGCTGTGTCGACTACATGCGGAATGGGAACGTGAAGTCGATGGAGCATTATCGTGAGCTTATGGGCAACTTAGAGTGCCTTAATCACGTGGAACAGGAACTCAAGAGCCTGCTAGAAAAACAGGAGCGATCAATTGACTGAAGCTGCAAAGATTGATCTTGAGGCCGCGCAACGCGGTCTTGAAGAACTGACAAAGACCAAGCCGAATCTGGCGGACGCGTATGTCGAAAAGCCGCGGCTTGATCCTGACAAAATCGGGGTAAGTCTTCTTGAAAGGATGCCAGCGCCTACGGGTTGGCGGATTCTTATTCTTCCGTATCAAGGCCGGGCAAAGACCGCTGGCGGCATTTTTTTGCCGAACGAGGTTCAGGAAAAAAGCCAGATTTCCACGCAGGTTGGCTATGTTCTCAAGGTCGGCCCGCTGGCGTACAAGGACACTGAAAAGTTTCCGTCCGGCCCGTGGTGCACGGAAAAGCAGTGGGTCATGTTTGCCCGCTACGCCGGATCTCGATTCCAGATAGACGGCGGGGAAGTTCGGATTCTCAATGACGACGAGATTCTGGCGACCATCATGGACCCTGAAGACATTCACCATTTGTGAGGACAGACATGATCAGTTCTGAAGATAACGAATCAATGGCTTTTGACGATGAAGTAGGGGCCGAAGTCGAGATTACTGAAGAAAAAGCGGTAGTCGAGTTTGACGACGACGACAACTTTAAGCGTGCCGGGGATGCGACGCAGAAACGTATTGATCGTCTGACGAAGAAGATGCGCGAAGCGGAGCGGCGTGAGCAAGAAGCGCTGCGATACGCGCAGGCTATTCAAACTGAGGCAAACGACCTCAAGCAGCGCATGTCCAATTTGGACACAAACTATGTGGCTGAGTACACCACACGGGTGAATACTCAGATGCAGCAAGTCGAGTCTGCATTAGCTCGTGCGATTGAGATTGGGGATAGCAAAGCCACGGTAGAAGCGCAGCGCGCTTTGACCAACCTTGCAATTCAGCAGGATCGAGCGAATCAGGCAAAGCTCCAACAAGATAGGTATCGTCAGCAGCAGGCCGCCGCCGCGCAATATCAAGCGCAGCAGCCCATGCCTGCGCAGCAGCCGCGTCGCCCTGATCCGAAAGCGGAGCAGTGGGCGTTGCGAAATACGTGGTTTGGCTCGGACGAAGCCATGACATATGCCGCGTTTGGTATTCATAAAAAGATGGTCGAATCGGAAGGATTTGACCCGCAAAGTGATGAATACTATACTGAACTTGACCGTCGAATTGCCGATAAATTTGGCAATTCTGGTAGCGCTCCCAACAGACGACCCGCTCAGACGGTTGTTGGGGCATCAAGGAACGTATCTGGGCGCAGTGGGAAAAAGGTTCGACTCTCCCCGAGCCAAGTCGCAATTGCGAAGAAATTGGGAGTGCCGCTTGAAGAATATGCGAAATACGTGAGGGACTGATCGATGAGCGAACAAGAAAACCAAATCGGTGGTTCGGGCATCAATCGGACTGCTCGCGCTACCCAAACTAGGGAGAAGCAGGCTATTCGTAAGCCTTGGGCTCCCCCGTCTATGCTGGATGCACCGCCTGCCCCTGACGGCTTTAAGCATCGTTGGATCCGTGCGGAAACCCGTGGATTTGATGATCGGAAGAACGTCAGCGCCAAGATGCGTGAAGGTTGGGAACTGGTCCGTAAGGACGAATACCCCGACTTTGAAGCGCCTACTATTGATTCAGGTAAATATGAAGGTGTGTTTGGAGTGGGCGGCTTGCTTCTCGCTCGTATCCCTGACGAAACAGTTGCTGAACGCACGCAATACTTCAATCAAAGAAGTAGAGACCAGATGAACGCAATTGATTCGGACATGATGCGCGAGAACGCACACTCAACTATGAGGATTGGCAATGCTGATCGTCAATCTCGTGTAACCTTCGGCGGTCCTCGCAACTAGGGCTGCTTAAATAGGAGAGAACTATTATGCCGAACGCATCTACTGCATATGGTCTTCGTCCTATCGGGCTCGTTGGTAGCGGTGCAAACACGACTGGGGTAACTCAGTACGAAATCGCTTCTAACAATACCAACGCTATTTACCAGTACAGCATTGTGGTTCCCACTTCGGCGGGCACCATTGATCAGGCTGGTGATACGGCGGGCGGTACCACCCAAGCACTGGGTGTCCTGATGGGCGTAGAATACGTTGATTCCGTACGGAAGCAGACGGTGTGGCTGAACTACTGGCCGGGTTCCGGCTCTGTCAGCGTAAACACCAACTTTCCCGTAAAAGCCTTTGTCGCAGATGATCCGAACCAGCTCTTCCGAGTTGCTTCTGATGCGTCTCTGACGAACCGTACTACGGCTCTGGCGACCGTTTTTGCAAACGCATCGCTGGGCACGTCGGCACGTTCTGGCAGCACCAACACGGGGGCTTCTAGCTCCGCGTTGAGTGTTTCGTCCGTTGCTACCACGGCGACTCTGCCGCTTCGCATTGTTGGCATCATGGATGATGCTGCTAACAACGACTTCACGGCGGCGGGCATTCCGCTTATCGTTCGCCTGAACGCGCACTTTAACGCAGGATCGCGGCGGTTTGACACCACTGCGCCCAGCACTGGTATTTAAGGAGGGTTAACTCATGGCTATCTCTCGCGCGCAACTAGCGAAGGAGCTTGAACCCGGCCTAAATGCCTTGTTCGGGCTTGAATACAACCGTTACGAGAACGAGCATTCTGAAATCTTCGATGAGGAGTCTTCGGACCGTGCCTTTGAAGAAGAAGTAATGCTTGCGGGCTTCTCGACAGCTCCGGTCAAGAGTGAAGGCGGTGCCATCACGTTTGACGACGCTCAAGAGACGTACACCGCTCGTTACACCCACGAAACCATCGCTCTGGCGTTTTCTATCACGGAAGAAGCTATCGAAGACAATCTTTATGATCGTCTGGCTTCTCGGTACACGAAGGCGCTGGCTCGTTCGATGGCGCAGACCAAGCAAATCAAAGCAGCTTCCATTCTGAACAACGCGTTCAGCACGGGAGCCTATGCGATTGGCGACGGTGCCGCGCTTTGCTCGAACGCGCATCCCAGCCTTACTGGCAATCAGACCAACCTTCTGGCTACCGCCGCGGATCTCAACGAGACCTCGCTGGAGCAGATGCTGATTGACATCGCAGGTCTGACGGATGAGCGTGGTCTGAAGATTGCTGTTCGCGGCATGAAGCTCATTATTCCGAAAGAGCTTCAGTTCATCGCAGAGCGAGTGCTTAACTCGAACCTGCGTCCGGGCACGGCAGACAACGACACGAACGCCATGCGTTCGATGGGTATGCTTCCGCAAGGGGCTGTGGTAAACCACTTCCTCACTGATACGGACGCGTACTTCATCAAGACTGACGCACCGAATGGTTTCAAATACTTCAACCGTTCGCCGATCAAGACCGGCATGGAAGGAGATTTTGACACCGGTAACATGCGCTTCAAGGCCCGTGAGCGTTATAGCTTCGGGGTCTCGGACTGGCGCTGTGTATTCGGCACGCCGGGTGCTTGATCGGTAGTTCCTAAAGAGCTTCTTTAGGATCTCCAAAAGGGGCCTCTTATGAGGCCCCTTTCTTTTTTCAGGGTGCGTGCTATTATTTGGTCTGGGCTACATATTTAGCTTTGCAGACAGGTCGCCAGCCCGCCTGACTTTGCACAGACTGCAGAGCAAATACCTTGTGCAAGAGGTGACCAATGGCTAATACCACTTTTTCCGGCCCCGTTATTTCTACTAACGGTTTCGTCGGTGAGATCAAAGTTCCCACGTATACAGTAGCAGGTGTTCCTTCGGCGGCGACCGAGGGCGCAGGCGCGGTCATTTACGTTTCAAACGGCGCTGCGGGAAGCGCTATTTTGGCGTTTTCTGACGGCACCAACTGGAAGCGAGTGGACACCAACGCGAACATCTCCGCCGCATAAGGAGAGGTTTGAATGGCTAACTCGGACGTAAAAGCAAAACGTCTTACCACGACGGGAGCGGCCAACGTTGGTCGCACCCGACTGCGCCAGTTGCAGGTTCTTACGGGAGCCGGTGCGGGTCGTCT